AGCTGTTGTTCCGCTTCCTAACGGACGATCAATCCCCGTTCAAATGCACGGACAAGGTGCTAGCCAGCAGAACAACGTTTCAGTAAATGTTAATGTTGCAGGCAATGGGCAAGCTACCACACAAACTGAAGGGCCTGATATGAACAATCTGGGCAGGGCAATTGCAGCGGCAGTTCAAAAAGAATTGCAAGCTCAAAAGCGTCCAGGTGGTATGTTAAATAGATATGGAGCAGCTTAATGGCAAGTTTTATTATTCCAAGTGGTATTCTGGGGCTTACTAGCCCCAGAACTATTTATCTAGACAATGGAGTAAATATGCAAAATACTATGCCAAAGAGGGTAGCCAAGTTTGGAGATGGCTACTCTCTCTCTATTCCTCTAGGTTCGGCTGTGCGCACAATATCTGCATCTTTTTCTGGGCGTACAACAGAGGAGATTAACTTAATAGAATCTTATTTTGCCTATCTCGGGGCAGACACAATAGATAATCTTACTATATTTGGGGAAAGCATAAATGCAACCGTAGCTGGCTATTCAAAGTCATTCATGAATGGTGCATTATACTCTTTAAATACACAGTTTAAAGAAGTTTTTAGGGAGTCCTATTGATTACGTTTACTGTTCCTACACCCTATTTTGGCTCGTCTACAGTAGTCACTGTAGATCGTGATCCTACTTTAGAGGCAACAATTAGAAAGTTAGAGCAAAAATCTTCTGACTTTTTAATAGAGCAATCTAGGGTAGATGGTATAAATTATATTGAGGAAAAATTTTCTTTTTGTGTAGGAAATAGGGAAAATGCATATATTCAAAGCATACATAGTTACTTCAAAAGTCTTAAAGGAACCGGAACTGTATTATTTACTTTTCCCGGATCAATAACAAAAAAGGTTGTTATAAATAGTTGGAATATTATAATGATAAATGCATTATATTCAAAAATTGATGCAGAAGCAGAGTTGGTGTTTTTATGATAGTAGATATTAATAAACAACGTGTAACTTCTGATCTAGTTGAGCTTTACATATTAATTGTTAATGGTACAAGTCTGTACTTTACAACTTATCATCAATCAGTTCAATTTAGAGATTATACTTCTCCATATACTAATAGAACATATAATCCCATTCCTATTGAATTTAGTGGCTTTGAACACAAATCAGATGGAGCATATGCTAGGCCAAGAATTGTTTTTGCAAATGTGCTAACAACCTTTAAAGACGCGATTGGTATAAGTAACGATGGCTTAGTTGGTGCAAAAATAATTAGACGTAGGACCTTACAAAGCAATCTAACTACTAATCCACCAATTGAATTACCTATTCAGTCTTTTATTATTGATAGGGTTGAATCTGAAAATGCTTTAGCCGTTAGTTTTGAACTAACAACTGCATTTGACTTAGCAGGGGTAACAATTCCAAATAGAATTATTGTTCCAAATACCTGCCCATGGTACTATCAAGGAGCGGCATCAGATCGTACTGGAGAAAAGATAGGTGGTTGTACATTTAAAGAAGCAAGTAATAACGCTGTAACAGCATATTTTGATACAAAAAATAACTGGCTTTCCAGTCTTGGTGATGGGTCTTTTACAACATATGCTGGTTCTGCAACAAAAGATTCTCTATATAAAGTATCGGCAACAGTTACTAGAAACGAGACAAATGGTACTACCACTAGCCAGACCCGTAGTTTATACTATCAAGCATTAGTTAACTATAGTGGAGCAATTACTGCATCTAAATTTAGACTTGTTAGACTATACACCTCTCATAGTGGAGCCACAACTTATTATACGTATGCTGATGCTAGATATAACGATTGTGTGCTTTATGATAATAAGATATGGTCTGTAACAAAAACACATTCTGGTCAAACACCTTCAATCACTTCTGGATATTGGCAGCGAGTAGATGTATGCGGAAAAAAATTAAGTAGCTGCGCTATTCGCTTTAGAGCAAAAAATAATGGTAGTGTAGTTTCGGTAGACTTGGATAATACAAAGGAACTTCCCTATGGCGGATTCCCCGCAGCTAGACGATACGGTAGATAATATAAAAAAATGGTTAAAAACATACAATGATCCCGCGGAACCCTGCGGGATCATTCATCTTAAAAAAGGTAAATTAAGCTTTATTCCCATAAAAAATATTTCTACTACTACAGATGATAATTTTGAGTTAGATCATAAAGAATTTACAAAGTATTCTCTTACTGGAGATATACTATTTATTTTTCACGCCCATCCTGATAATTGCATACCTAGCGAATACGATCTTAAAGCTTGTAATGCTATTAAGATTCCATATATAATATTCAATAGAGATTCTCTGGAATATGCAATTGTACAACCAAGTAATTATAAAGGACTACTAGGAAGAGAATATACATTTGGAGTAAAGGATTGTTTTGAAGCCGCAAGAGACTGGTATTTAAGACATGATGTATATATAAATCCTAGGGAAGAACACTGGATAGATGACTGGTGGTTAGCTGGACACACCTATATTGAAGATGAAATATCACAATGGCCTTTTAAAAAAGTAGATAGTCCTCAGTACGGAGACTTACTTACTTTTGCTGTAGATCATGATATTTGTAATCATTTAGGTATTTATTTAGATAACGATTTAATGTTTCATCATGCTTATAAAAGGCTTTCTTGTAGAGAAAACATTTACCCTTTTTGGGCGGGATTTATAAAAGGAATTTATAGGTATGAAAAACATAATATTCGAAGGCTTTATTGGAGATAAATATGGCCGAGAATGGAATATACGTGCAAATACTGTTAGAGATGCACTAAACTGTTTAGAGGCAAACTACCCAGAATCCCGAAAAGATTTAATAGAGTTTGTTGAGGCTGGAGGTAACTTTTCCATTCAGGTTGGAGAAGAGTTCCTAGGGGAAGAAGAGCTTTTCTATAATATTACTAAAGATACTATAATTATTACTCCTATTCCTGCAGGAGCCAAGTCTGGTGGCGCGAAAGTTGTAGCGGGACTTGCACTTTTAACTTTTGCTTTTTTTATGCCACAAATGTTTTTATTTCTTAATCCTGCAACAGGGGGCGGTTTTGCAGGGGCTGCTGTTGCAGCAGGAAATGCTGTTTCAGCTTTTTTACCTGGTACTCTTGGAGGTTTTATACAAAGTAGCATAGCACTCTTAGGAGTGAGCTTAGCTACTACAGGTTTGCAGCAGATGATGGCTCCAGATCCTTCTGTTGATACAAATGATAATAATTATCTTTTTGAGGGGCCAGATAATACCATAGCAACGGGCAACCCTGTGCCAGTTCTTTTTGGACAAATGATTGTTGGAGGAGTAGTTATAAGTTCCGGTACGGTAACTGGAGCTGTAAGGACTCTTTCTACCTATGGAAGTTCTGATTCTGGTGGTGGAGGTTATACCGGTCCCACGTATCCACCAGACAATATTGATACATTTAATTCTAGGGATCCGGATACTGGTGGTGGATTTACAACGACCCAGTTAATAGACTTAGAGCTAAGAATGGGCGATTCGCAAGATGAGTAGGAGAAGTTATGGGTACAGCATTATTTAGTGGAGGAAATTCCTCATCTTTTACTACCTCTACTAGTGGATTTGGTTCCTCCGTTGGTGTAAGTAATACTGCAATTGTATACGATCTAATTAGTGAGGGGCCAATAAAGTTAGTAAATGGATTAAACTCTATTTATCTAAATAGAACCCCAATAGCCAATGAAAGTCAGCAACAAAATATATTTCATACCCAATACGATACTCGTGCTGACTATGGCAGTTTAGTTATGTCTTCCACTAGTAGCCTTACTTTTACGCATACATATATTACTAATGAAGTAAGACCAATTTTACTTATCGGTGGAGGAGGTTCCGCTAGTTTAGCTTCTATTACAGAAGGTTCTGCGACTGTTACAACAACAGGTAGTTTTTTTACAAATAGTATGTTGGCTAGTAATACTGCGGGGGATGCTGGTTTATATCAAAAAATTAGAGTTAGAGATACCGCAGGAACTAATTATTTTGAAGCAGAAGTTAAAGAAATAGTTAGCAGTACCCAAGCAGTTCTTGATAGAGTATCTCCTTTTACTGCTTCTAGTGGAACTGTTACTTGGGATCACTACTCGTTGGCTACAATGACAACTACTGGGGCTACATTATCAACCGCCGCGGCAGTTACTCCTACTTACCCAACAATATTGGTTGGGGGCAAAAATGAGTTAAATTATGAAAATACTTCTAGCTCTACTAACTTTAGGGATGTAAAAGTAGCTTTTAGAAGTGGCACCTTAAACCAGGGTCCTGTAATAAACTTTCCATCTTTTGGACAAGCTAGTTATGGGGTAAGTCCAAATACAGAAATTAAACAATTTACAGATTATTTTAACGCTAATAAATTAGGTAGCTGGATAGGTGGTCCAGGGCATGAGCTGCCCGGAGGAGCTACAAGTGGTGGAGAAGTTATAGTAACTTCATCTCAATTAGGTGGTACTGCCTCTGAAATTGATGAGCTACAAGTTACAATCAATTTTCCGTCTGGATTAAACTTATCAGATAGCAAAAATAGCTCTACTAATCTTGCTGGTGTAACTTTTCAAATCTTTTTTGAATACAGAACCACAGAAAACAATACGACAACTCCTTACGTCTCTAAATTAATGTTTGGACCAACAACTCAAGAGGTAAACAGTGCCTATTCTTACGCGTATATGACGCATAATGGTACTCCTATTTCTACTATTAATAATAAATCTGGAGATGTTATTTCTAAGCAAGAAGTTTCTTTTGACTATGCTTTTAGATTTAATATAGAAGAATTTAAACCGTTTACCAGCTTTCGTATCGTTGTTAGACGTGTTACCCCAGTAAATTATAATGCTATTGATAAGACTTACCTGGTATATAATAATGCTAGTACTCTTAAAAACGTACAAGCATATATTACTGATAAGTTAACTTATCCACATTCTGCATATGCAGCTATTCAAGTTGATAGTAATGAATTTAATGGTCAACTTCCGGAAAGACGCTATCATTGTTATGGAGTACAAGTTGAGGTACCAACTAACTATACCACTGATGAAGAAGCAAGCAATGGCGTGCCTGTATATTCCGGACTATGGAATGGAACATTTAGAAGGGCATACTCAAGCAATCCAGTTTGGAATCTAAGAGAAATATTACTAAATAAACGTTGGGGCCTAGGCAATTGGCTGTCAGCTTCAGATATTAATGATTATTCCTTATACTCTTTAGCACGGTATTGTGATGAGCTTGTGCCAAATGGTGAAGGTGGTCTGGAACCTAGGTTTACTTGTGGTGTGTACTTAACACAAGCTACAGAAGCTTACAAAGTTATAAAAGACTTCTGTACGACTATGTTAGCACTTCCATATTGGGTAGATGGTAAATTTATCTTGGAAGGAGATCGCCCAGGAGAACCTGTTTATATCTTTACAAAAGGTAACGTTATAGATGGAGCTTTCTCCTATGAAGGCACTGGAACTAAAACACGACCTAATCAAATAATTGTTACTTTTAATGATAGAGATAACTTTTACGAACAAGCTGTAGAGATATATGATGATGTAGAAGATATAGTTCTTAAAAATCGTATATTTCCAGAAGAAGTTGTTGCGTTTGGAGCAACTAGTAGAAGCCAAGCTATCCGCTATGCAAAGTGGAAACTTTTAACTTCTAAAATGCAAAAAGAAATAGTATCTTTTAGAACAGGTGAAAATGCCGGATATTTAAGACCTGGAAGCATTATTGGAGTTCAAGATGCCGATAAAAATGGGGTGCGTTTTTCTGGCAGAATATCTTCCGCTGCAAGCACAACTCAAGTTACTTTAGATTCTTCGGTTACATTACAAGCAGGGTATACTTATTATCTGCACTGTTTAATACCGGGTGCTGCCTCCTACTTAGCTCAACCAACAGCTGTTATAAGTACGATTACTTATGTACAGGGAGATATTCTTCCTAACATTGACACTGAGGAGGAAGCTGCAGAACTAGTAGATGACTCAGGCAATCCTGTTTACGTTCAGTTTAGCCCAGATTCACATATAGAGACTAGAACTATAACTACATCTGCAGGTACAGTATCAACTGTTACAGTGGGTACAGCATTTTCGGCAACTCCACAATCTGAGTTAATTTGGGCAATTACAGCAAAACAAACATCTTCTAATTTAGAGACTACCGCAGGCGTAAAGGAGTATAAGATACTTGGCATCGCGGAAGAGTCCCCAGGCATTTATGCAATTACTGCTGCGGAGCACTACAA